GGTAAGACAGGTAGTCTGATCCATAGAGATTGCTCACTACAAACTACTTGAATGGTACGAAAGATTCCCCGGCGCATCGCCTACGAAGTAAAAGCACAATAAAAATTCCTCGACACATTGTGTCGATTGTAAACTCGTACTGTTACTTTCGTATTAAATGTGTCGGACGACCCCTAAAAGGCGCCGCAACCAGTGGCTTCATACTGGTTGTCCTGCTTGCTAATTTATTCGGCTTAGTGCTTAAGCTATATCTACTCATTTTAGTTTCCCGAGTTGAAAGGGAAATTGACTCAATTTAAACTCCCGAGTCGAAAGGGAAACCGGATTGCCTATAAATTGGGGGCATTCCGTTGAAGAAGAAGAGGTTAAAATCTTCTCCTGCTGAACAATAAGTAGTCAGAAAAGATTCATTGACTCCTTCTGTTCCAGGTACGACAGTTGACAAACACCAACTAGGTGCTACTGGCATACCAAACTCATAGAGTCCCTCATCTTTCCAAGTAACGACGAATCGATTATTTGAATAGAAAGGAACTTCAATAGATTGAATGGGGTTGACGCTAGTGTTACCAAGGAACATCCCATTCGTTGAATCTTGATATATACTATTGAATAGAGCTATCATGCTATTTTCTGTAATTGCGTCAGTAAGTGATACAGATTGCTGGGTTCTAATCCCGCTAGTAGTTCTACTCAATTGGCTAGTGACGGAATTATAATGTTCAGTCCCACCACTAACATTTAGCATACTGGTATCGACAGTCCATCTAATAGACCCTCTCCAACCAGCAAACATGCGCGCCACATAATTCAAGTATGTGGTGTTGCAGATTATTGCTTTTCTTCCGTCTGTGTATTCATATGCCATAGATCCTTGGAGAAGACCATCGGTGATAAAACCACCATATTCTGGGAACGCTCCACGTGTCATTCGAAACAATGTGGTTTCTGGAAGTTCATTGACTCTTCGGATTTCATGTAATACTGTACGCTTCAGCATTTGGCGAAACGATCCAATCACTTCACCAAAGAAAAGTTTAGTTGTGTCTGGTGTGTCTATTATCGTATCCGCGATTTTATCTATAGTTGGTGGATCTGTAATAGCTTCGACACAACAATCTGCGTCTCCTGAATCCATTTCTGGTTCACCTATATACATTTCTGGCTCTCTAAAAGACCATTTGGTGATATCAGGATTAGGCACAGCGACTTCAAAATCATCTAACATAGATACAAATACATTGATTTTGATATCTGCTGGTACAGTGCCTGGTGTTGTCAATTGATTCATAACGTATACTCCAAGTACTCCGTTAGAACCACTAGGATTTCCTACAAGGAAACCTCCACCTTGAAAAGATGGATAAGTTAAATCAGCTCTTTGCCTAAAAGGCTCGTTCTGCGCCCAACCTATGTCTATCGTGAAATCTTTCTCCGCTGAGATATCATGAATCGTAGTATATTGTGTATTGAATTGGGGCGTTCCGTTGAACTGAAATGGGTCATAGACTAAACGTAGTCGACCCTTGTGGTAATTTGACGAAACCACTTGAAATCGAAATCTCATTGTTCCTCTCCAATACTCGAAAGGAAGAGCCGCAGCTGCACAAGCTGGAAAATGATACTCACTGCCTAATGTCCTATATAAAAAAGGATCAACACGTACCTGGAATATGCTAACATCTTGTGGCATACTCACTATCCAGTCAAAGCTAGTTAGATAAGATTCCCTACCTGCTATGGAAGCTATAGGAAGCTCATCTGCTGGGTTTATCCCAGTCGTTCGTGGGTCTATAGTCACTTCCTGCTTACTGTCGACGCTAAGTTTATTAGTAACATACTTATTGTCAACAGTGGCCAAGGAAGTCTTGGGGCTAGGTACCATCATCATGTATTCTAAATTTGTCGGACTTGAATATCCGAAAATCTTCGAAATAGAAGCGACAGCACTGGCCCCGATTTCGGTGGCCCGCGCGAAAGGACTTATAAATGGGACATTGGTTAATGAACTAGCAAAACGCGCTACCGCGCTCGCTGGTCTAGATATAATATCTTGATCGTGCTCATCAGCCATTTCTGGGGCTGCGAGTCCAGTGGGTACATCAAACGAAACGTTCTCTGCCCACGCGAACACACTAATGGATATTGGATCTGTTCCACCATTGGCATGTTTCAGATCATTGAGACTCATAATGACTAAGTCTCCCATATCAGCCCATCCCTGGGAGGGTACTAGAAGTGCATTCTTCGGGTAGAAAAATGGTAGTTCTAAAGAACCACCTGTACTGTCAGTCGGATTTATATAGACATGCATACGCTGCGAAAGTCTCACTAAATCTTCATTCACGTAACTGAATTTACGCTTCAGTGTAGCCGCTGAAGTATTATCTTGAGCCACTAGAGGTTCATAGCCTGCAATGGCGCGACCATAATAAAAGGCATTTCCATTCAGCACAATTTTGACATGTAGTGTGCACTTGAGTAAGAAGTAATTTTTGATTTTCTCACGATTCCGTAAATTATTCCAGAATAAATCCCATACATTCAAACGAGCAAATAAGGGATTATCCACTTGCCAGTCCAGCTCAGTTAACCGGACTGGTCTTCTGAAGAAGTCTTGCAATGGTACATCTCCAGAAAATCCAAGATTACGCGTAGGGTCCATGACTGACCCCCGGGTATCAACCATGCCTGCGTTGGCATCTTGAAAGGACACATTTTGTGTACTCAATTGAGTGTCTCCAGCCATGCCCATGCTGAAGATCTTATTTTGTGTGTTATTATTATTCATACTAGACTATTTTATATCTCTCTACAACTAGTCTATGCTGCAAAGAAGACCATCTAACATGTGCTAAGCCTTGAATCGAACTGGCCTATCCTATTCCGGTAACCATAAACACACGGTACCATATTTAACGCCTGAGGTAAAGGCTAAGCGGTGATCTAGGTGATCACCTAACCGTATTTTTCTTTCCACTCAATAACCTTAGAATCAAAGTCTTTATCTAGAAAATCTGTCCAGATATTAACCTCTTGGGCACATTTACTTAATTTGCCTCTAAGATCTTCATAAAAAGATTCTCCATGTAGGAAGGCTTCAGTCAGCATGGACTGAATAGCGGCTAAAGCTAAATCTTCAGGCTCTTGACCACTGGCAGTCATATGACCCATCTTCCATATGGATTCTTGGTCGAGTGCCCCCACCCTGCATCCTAACTGTGGGTGGTAGACACTTTTCCTTTTGAGGAAATCTATTTCCTCTTTTGGCAGAGTGGCTTGCGGGTTATCTGATTTCTTAGCATCAGTGATCTTCATATT